TTTTGTAGTTGGCAATGATGGATCAGCCGTTGGTACTGGTGATATCTTTGTGACTGCAAGAATCAAATGCCGAATCGCTAAACTATCAAGCAAAGACTGGATGGCAATAGCAATACAATCGACCGCTTCTGACAATTAATCATAGGGGGATTACCTATGGTTAAAGTGGAGGGAACTCTCGATGAACTACGAGAAATATTTGGCACTGTTGAGCGTGCTAGGTCTGCTGCTGATACAGCCGTTAAGGAAACTAAAAAAGCGGTTAAGAAAACTCGACGTACACTATCAAAATGGCAACGTTACGTTAAAAACAGAGCTAACCACATCAAGTTCAAAAGAGGGCCAAAGAAAGGAAGACTAGATCTAAAGGCTATGTCTAAGGCATTTAAGAGGAGTGAAAAGAAATGAATCACTTAGGCCAGCATCTTAAAAAATTACGAGATCGACAAAAAAAGCCTAGCAAAAAGAAAAAGGGGGCTAAAAAATAATGGATAGAATACTAACTGTTGATCATCCACAATTTGCAGTCGCTAATAATGCCGGTGTTTATGAACAATTTGTAAGTGGTTATAGAGTTGTAAATACTAATACTTTTGTTCATGAAAGTACCATAGATTTAGGGGGATATACTAGACAAGCAGATATGACAGTGTACTTTAGAAATTCATTTGAACAACGCGGAGGTATTGATTATGTATTTTGGGATGCATATGATCCTGAAAATGATGGTATTATAGAGAATGTTATTATTTCTAGTGTACCTTTTACTGACGATCAACTAATTGGAGCCCAACTTTATCAGCCTGGTTTTACACCTCTTCCAATTCCAGGCATTGATTATGGTAATTTTGACCGTACACATATTATTCATGGGCATTTTCAAATACATTATGCTAATTCTATTATTGGTTCAACCGACTTTACTCAACGAGGTTCTGCAACAGTACAAGCATTAACCGACAATAACTATTCTAGTTTAGAACCAACCGCGGCAGATACTTTGTATTGTTATAGAGTAATATCGTGTCCAATAGTTGCTGATACTCAAGTGTCACAAATAGCAATAGCACCGATGCGAGTTTTGATGTCGATAACCACACAAGAAGAGCCAGAATTGTCTTACATGATGAGATTAAAGCGTTCATACGAATTAGCTAATCAGGTTTGATAGTTATGCTTGGCGAAGCATTTGATTTTCTTGTTCAAGAAGCATACAGAACTAAACCAGTGTTAAGGCAAGTATCACAAATTGCAGAAAGAATTGTACCAGGTTCTGGTAGATATGTAGCGCCAGTGTATATTGGATTCAAAGCCGGTACAAAGTTTGGCACTATTGCAGGAAAATCAGCACAGCAAACAATGGAGCGTGGTGGTTTTGTAGTGTTCGCACCAAGTAGTGGCGAAATAGATAGGTACGACAGATCAGCGTTAGGTTCAACTAGAATCATTTGATAGTTTTGTTTCAAGTGCTTTAAACAAAGCATAGTCAATGATATTTCGATTAAACAGTAATGCTAACAATCTTCTATCTGTTAATGTAGATATTACTTGACTCTCGTCGTCGTGAGCGTCAAGTTTTGCTCTTATTGCCTGTTGTACCCACTTTGAACGGCTTTGTTTGTACGATAACTCCTGGTCAAGCCTAGTCATCAATGATCCTGGTACAGAAATTGTCAATGGTTGATGTTTATCTGTTGATCTAGGGCGACTCATTGCTTCAACTCCAATGTTTGTGGCACTAATTTGAATTTAATTTCACCAGATACTTCCCAATTACATTTGCAATGTAGTGACCATGGACATCCAATACGTACAACTTCACCATTCCTAAAATGAGAATACTCAAAATGTTCAATTGTGTACTTTAATTCGTCTAATGCATCCGGTTGATCCATGTGTTTTTGTTCAATATGGTGACGTAATGCTTGAGTTAATGGTTCATACCAAATATAATTCATTTAATCCACCCTCTTGCGTCAAGATCAGCAAATTTATCGATGTCTTTGATTAGTTTTTGAATCGATAATGCCAGTACATCAACAGTGACAGCAGCAGTTTTGTCAAATAATTCTGATTGATGTGGCAATTTATTCATGAATTTTATTAATTGGGCTATGGTTTTCGAGCATATTTCCTCTCTCATGGTACCTTCTAAACGGCTAAACTATATCAATCGTTCGTAATAATTGAATTGAATTAAGTTGAATTGTCGCTAGGTATAGCGATTAGAGCATATATTACCTAGCGATAAGCATAGGCATATAGCGATGAGTTGCAGCGATAGTTAATATACTGTCTCCTATCATCAAAGGGTATGGCTAAAGCAATGACAGGTAGTTTTTACCTAACAGAAACCGTTACGCTACCGGCAGCAACTGCAACCGGTGGAAGAGTCCAGGGCACTATTGATCTTGGAGCATATGTAAATGTAGCAACAGGACAAGCTGTTGCAGTTGAATCCGTTGATGTTGTTATTCAACACGGTGGCAATCTAAACCAATTTGGTTCAAACTTACTTACTGGTGATGGATGTATCTCGACACAATTGACTGATCTAAACCCAAGTACAGCATTTGTTAGAGCTGATAATCAAAGTTTGATTGCATCTAGTGCGCTAAACCTTGATGACTCCGCTAACATTTTGTCTCACATGGTTGACTTGTACCCTGATAATCATGGGCCAGCCAATTTGTCTGAGGCATTTATGGTAGTTAATGACAGTCTTTATTTTGTAGTTGGCAATGATGGATCAGCCGTTGGTACTGGTGATATCTTTGTGACTGCAAGAATCAAATGCCGAATCGCTAAACTATCAAGCAAAGACTG